TTATCCCTTCGATTTCAAGTGGTTATGTTCCTGAGTTGGAACTTGCTCTGAAAGTTGGAACTTTTCTGTTCCCTCTACGGTCCTGCGTAGATCGGCGGACTTCGAATAACGTGTCGCTTCCCCAATAGTCTCATGGCCTAAAATAGCCATTCGTTGATCTGCGGAAGCACCATTCTCTTTGAACATCGCTGCACGACCCTTGCGAATCCCGTGAGCGGTCTTGCCCTTCTCAAGGCCAGCAGCGTTAGCGGCCTTAGAAAACCATGATGCGGCACTCTTTGGAGAGCGAGATTTTCCGGTTTGGGTCGTTAGAAAAGTGATGTGATTATCTTCGGCGTTTAGACATGCCTGCAAATCTGTTGTGCCTTCAAACCAATCTGGCCCATCGGCGTAGAAAGGGCAGGCCGCAACACTGTTTGATTTTTGCCGGGTGTAGGACAACCAACCATCTTTGACGTTGCCACGTGTGAGATTGCAGGTGTCGCCAATTGCGGCGCAGGTCCGATACATCAGCTCGAAAGCCAAGCGTTCTTTGGTGCCGATTGCCCAGAAAGCCCGGAAAGCAGCAAAGTCATTACGCGTCCAGGGGGTGTGCCCATCGGTTGCCGCAGTCTTGCTCAGTGAAACTTGGCGCGCCACGTTGATTTCAATCATTCCTTGCTCATCCCAGAAGGAACAGAGTGAGCGCCAAACCTTGAGGCGGTTGTTTCGAGAGTGTCCCTCGAATGTCGATAGGTCTTTTTTAATGTGGCGGGCTGTCAGGCTTTCCAGATTGGCAATCCCGTAACGCAGGCGAATATCATCGCAACGAGTGCGCCAGCGTTCCTTGGTGCTCGATGCCATCCCGTGAAAACTAGAAGATCCCAGATAGGCCGTAACGCCTGCGCCCAAGCTGCCTAGGCCGAATGCCTTAGGTTTCGGGGTAGGGGCCTTGCCTGATGCATCAACATATGCCGCTAGAAATGCTGCACTATCTTTTGGAGCGTCGGGCATTCGAACGCCCTTTTCCCCTTTGGGTCGATAATAGAAGCGTGGGTTACCGCTAGCAAAGAAACCGGATTGGGAAAGATGCTTCAACCTGACCGTTCCTCGAAAATGGCGTCGCATGTTTTGGCCTCACTTGCGTTGGTTGTGTTTTCGACTTCACCAACCAAGATACGCACAATACCACCGCCGCGCACCTCAACCGCTGAAACGGGCAATCCAGCGCGTTTTGCGCCTTCAATGGCCGTCTGGACTAGCTGAGGTGTTGTGCGACGATTCTGGATGGCTTCATTCATCGTTGCCCCCTTCCCGCTGGCCCAGCTCGGTCATGTTGAGCGGTGACAGGTATTCGTTGCCGTCTTCGATCTCGCTTAGGTTTTCCCAACCACGAATTTCATTCGGGCTGATCCAGCCCCATTCCCGGCCGATCCGATAAGCCTCATAGCGGGCCTTCATATCGCCGCGCAGTAGGCCAGCAAGGTCATGCTCTACAAAATAGCGCTTGCGCCCTTCGCTGGTAAGAAGCGCCGCATTCATAGCCTGTTCAATGCGGCGGGCCATCGGGGCCAGACAGCGCACCACCAGCGCGCGACTTTCGCCATCTACATTTGAATAGGTGGCGTTATCTGTGATCCCAACAACTGTGGGCGGAACACTGAATGTGCGGGCCACGTCCATGTTGGACAGCTTGCGGCTTTCCAAAAACTCGGCATCCTTGGATGACAGCGACAGGCTTTTCCATTCAACGCCGCCATCCAAAACCAGAATACCGGATGACTGCACCTCGCCTTCAACGCGGGTGCGCAGCTTGTCCAAAGCATCAACCTTTTTGTCACCGCCGATGGATTGAGGAAACACAAGCGCGCCCTCGGGACGGAAGGCTTTGCCCGCTTGACGGTTCGCCTGTTCTTGCTGTGTCAGTGCCAAGGAAAAGGTTTCTCGCGCGAGTTGGATAGGCGATGCGCCCATGATCCCATCGGGGCCAAGGCGATAGCGCAAATGCAGGATTTCTTCTTGCAGGTGGACCTTTGTGCCGCCGCGTGCGTCCGACACGCGATAGCGAAGCCGCCCGCTTTCCAAGCGCTCAACCGCAACCATGGCTGGGTTGAGTGGGAACAAACCCACCACCTGCCCGCGGGCGTTGCGGTCGATCTGGGCAAAGGCATTGCCCGTGGTCAATAGCGAGACAATCAAATGCTCACGACCTTCAAAGGCGGTCAATTGCTCGTTGAAGTTATCATGCAAACAGGTGTGAAGCGGGTGCGACGTGGCGCGGTTCCGACCGCTGCCTTCGCCGTGCTGATAGACATTGAACGGCATTGCGGCCAAGTTTTGACTGATTACCGAAATACATGCTTGAGCTACGGAAAGGCCGGACGCGCGGCTTGGATCAACAAATCCGCTTGCGGTGCTGCGTTGGCCCAAAAACGCTGCAAGCGCCGGGTCAGAGGAGGTGATCGTAGAGTCGCGCTGTTCACGGCCAAAGATGCGAGACAACAGGCTCATGTCATCAACTCCAAAATTGTCAGGGTGCGGGCTGCATGATTGCGGGCTGTGAATATGCTGGGCTTTGAGCGGGCCTGAATGACCGTGCCACCATAGGCTGGGAACGCTGCAACAATGCTGATTTCGAACAGATCCACCGCCCGCAATTCGCGGCGGTTGTCGTCAATCTGCTCATCGCGGGCGTTAAACCCAAAGGACATTCCGCCAAGGTCGCCGCGTTCGGCCAATGCCAACACATCGCGGCCAGCTTGTGTATCTGGCACATCCAGATCAAAAGCCAAGCCGCGTGTGTCTTCGCTCAGGCGCAGAGTGCCGGACTTGGTGCGGGCCAAAACGCGGGCCGGATCATGGTCAACCAGCGCCAAAATGTCAGACCTTTGTGCCAAAGTGGTCGCAAAAGCACCGGGGGCGATGGTTTCAAGCATCCCCCCACCAATCCGTGCCTCTGTGCCAAATAGGGCTGCGTAGCCTTCTAGGCGTCGGCCTTTGGTACGCAGTTCGGCGGTTTGAAAGCGTTTCTCAAGGGTCACAGGTTAAACTCCCGATATGGGGCAATCAGGCGCGATACGCCCAAAGGGACAACGGTTAGTTGTCCCTCGGTCACGGCCTCTTTGTTTTCGAAGAAATGAGCGGCAAGCATCAATGCCGCATGTTTTAGTGCCGGAGGAAGTGGGTCAACCGTCATGCCCACATCAATTGAATTGAGATGATCCACAGCCGCATCCAACGCGTTCTGTAATTCCAAATCAAAATCCGTATCCTCAGGCAAAACCCGACAGTGGGCCTTCACATCCTCCAGCGTCACCATTAGCCAATCTCCGCGTAGCGGAAGCCTTCGGGGTGGCGGACCACCACGTCAGCATCAAGGAAGGCATGAAGCAGAGCGCCGCCCTTGCTGGCCACATCCGAATGATAGGGGTTCACAAGCAGATCCACACCAGACCAGTAGCCGATATAGAGGCTGGCCCATTCACCATAGATCAGCGCGTCTTTGTCGCTACCTGCGCCAATGTCACTGGGAACCTGTGTGGACGACTCTACGCGCTCATTGTGGAACGTTTCAGACAGCGGAATGTTGCGGCCATCAGAGTCTTGAAGCTTGCGGGCGAGGTTCATAACCGCTGGATTGGTCAGGAACGCCGCCGTACCAGAAACGTTGTCCGATTCCAGAGCCGCAATCAAGTCCGACGCTAAATCCGCGTCAATCGGGCCACCGGTAACACTCGAAACGTCACCGTTGGCCAAAATGCCCGTAGGTTCATTTGTGCCGCCCCCACGTATGGCCGCGCTATCCAGCTTTTGAGCCAGCAAAAAGGCCAGATCTGCCCGCAACACCGTTTCCAAAGCCGTGTTGGATTGCAGCATCATCCGGCGTGACAACTCATATTCCGCTGTAACTGTCTTTGGCCCCATGGACGTTTTGCTAAAGGTAGCGTCTGAGCGGTTGGCATCGGTGTGCTCCGCTACCCAAGATGCAGAACCAGATCCGGCAAGGCGGGGCAGTTCAAGATTGCCAGACAAGCCGCGCAAAACTGTTGCACCCATGCTTTCGATCTTAAGGGCCGGGCGGCGGCGGTCGGTCATGGCGGCAAGGTTTGTTGCCACCAGATTGCCCCCCGTGCCGCCCGTGGTCAAAGCGCGGGTTTCGCCGCCAAGAATGATTTCAGTCGGAACCATAACGCCGCGCACTTCGCCGCGATCTCGGGCCAATTCTTGGTGGTGTTCCGCTTCAAGACCGGTCAACCGGCCAGAGCGGCTTTCGGTCAGCGCCTTCGACAGCGAATAGCCCGTTGTGGTCAACGTGCCGCTGCCATTGCCGGAAACATCTTCGCCGCGCGCTTCGAACCGCTCAAACTCTGCTAGTTTTTCCGCATTGGTCAAACGGGTTTGCAAACTACGCGCTTCACCTTCCAGCGTGTTGAAGCGCTTTTGCTCTTCGCCAGACAAGTCACGGTTTTCCGTGTCTGCCTTGTCATTGATTGCCCGCATTTCTGCGGTTTTTGCTGCACGTTGCTCACGCAGCTCATGGGCCTTATCAAGAGTCATCTTGATTCTCCTTTGTGGATGTTAAGATAAAGGCCAGCGCGTTCTCTGCGTCCAAACTTTGCGCGCGCTGGCCGGTTTAGAAACCTATGGAATGTCCTCCCATTGGTCAGCGCATGCCGCCACTAGGGGCGCAATCATGTTTCCTTCGATTTTCATGCTAACTTCGCGTTTGTCTTGTTGTTCTTCCAGCAAGAGAAAGTTGGCCGTCACAAGCCAATCGTGTTCTTCTTCGCAGTCAGTGAAACGAAGGCGGTCGCTGCTATCGCCAGACGCCTCAATGTAGCGCTTTTGCATTTCTGCTTGAGACGTTTTGACATTCATCTGGATTTCCCAGCTAAGAGCGTCTTGGCTGGATTTTGACGTTATGCCTGTCAATCGGTTGTTTGGCTCTTGGTTCTTGGAAAACAACAATGCGGTTGCGAGAACTTTAATCAGGTCGTTGCTTTTAAGCATATCGCAATAATTTGTGGGCAGCGGTGCGCCATACCACTTGTACGGCATCGCCTTCTCATCTTCGGGCCTTCCAAGACCATTTTGCAGGGCGGTTAAATCTGTCCAGTCACAGAAGTCAAACTTGGCACGAGACAAATCCCGCAAGGCGTATCCTGTGCCGGTTGGCTCAGAAAAAGAATTAAACCCCAAGAGAACAGCGGCAAGGTCATCGGGCTGCATCTCGGCAGCGCCCTTGCCGCGCCCACCGCTGCGCAAAAAACCATGTTCACGCATGAAACGGGCGCGCGTTTTTGCTTCGCTGGGTTTTATCCCGATTTCCATAGAAGCGGCGTTTATGAGTGCAGCAAGTTTCATATGCGTTCTTTTTGCACGAGATGCAAAAAAGGGTCAAGTGTTTTTGCATCTCGTGCAATTAAGGGCGGCGTTGCGAATTCTTGTGACGTGCTGGTTTGCTCAAGATCTGGGATATGTGGTCAAGTTGTTCTGCTGTGCGGTGCAAGGCGAAAGTAACACGGTATGAGATATACAGCGCCGCGTCGCGGGTTCTACCTTCGGTGTCTAGGTCGCCATCTTTCACCAAGGCATCAAGCGCGTGGGATAGGTGCAGCGCTTCTTCAAATCCTTCGGGGTATTCTTCTCCGTCCGAGTGCAAGAGAGTCCATGCCTCAGAAATTGCGTCACATTCGTTGTCCGGAAGGCTATCCAGATAGGCCGCTTGGCGGCTCCGCAAGGCTTCAACTTCCTCCATGTGGTCACTGAAAACATTGCTGCCGCATAGGGCAAGGCCGCTTACCTGATTGTTTTCAAACATGGAAACAGGGTGTGGCTGATCGTTCGCGCAGGCGCGGTCTTTGGGCATTGTCAGGGTCTCCTGAATGGGTTATCAACAGTTTATGTTGATAACGACGGTGAGTATCGCCGTCAACAGAAAATGTTGATATGACACCTGCACAATGCCGAGCCGCGCGCGCCTTGATTTCTATGACACAACCAAAACTCGCCGAAACTGCATCAGTTGGCTTGTCCACGGTCGTAGATTTCGAAAAGGAAAGAAGGGCTGTCGCAGAACCTTCAATTATGGCCATCTGCGAGGCTCTAGAACGCGCGGGTGTAGAACTCATTCCTGAGAATGGTGGCGGCGCAGGCGTTCGGCTTAGAAAATGAAAAGCTTGGATGAATTTAACGGGGACACCAGTCTAGCAGTAAGAGTAGAGGGCGCAGTAATGTGCCTATTGGTAAGCAAAGGCGCTTACTCGGAACAGCTTGCTAGTGCTCTGGATTGGGTTCTCCCACTTGGCCCGGGCGACTTCCCCCAAGAGCTTCAAGACAGTTGGGCGTGTATTCAAAGGACAATGGAACAATGCCCCAGCGTCCAAATAACTGGCTGCCCCCCACATAGGGACACACTTTCTATTTCGAGAAGCCCCAAGAGAAAGTCTGAGTTCGCGCAAGCACTGCTCGAAATCTATCGCGCGACGCTTTCTGGAAAAACCTAGAACTTACTCCAAAAGCTGCGCCAAACACGCCGGAAGCTCTTCTTCCAACTCTCGGTCAATCGCTTCGATCGCCATGGCAAGCGCCACCAGCCCATCGATCCGCCCGCTTGACCGCGCTTTGTCCAATTTTCTGTTGCCAGCGGCATCACGCTCAATCACCGCGTTGGATGCGCAAAAGGTCAGGATCGGGTTGCCGGCATGACGCAACCGGCCTTCCGCAACCATGCGTTCCAGCTTGTCCACCGCTGGCCCCATATCGCGAAAGCCCTGCCCGAATGGCTCCAGCGGCGGAGCGACGTTGATGCGGTCCAATTCCCGTTTCAGATCATTGATGCGCCAGCGGTCATAGGCGATGGTGCGCAGATCGAAGTCTTGGCAAGCCTCTGCAATGGCTTCGGCCACGGCGCTAGGATCGATCACGGGACCGGGGATCAGGGTTAGAAAACCCTGTTTCGCCCAAACCTCGTATGGCACCCGATCTTGTTCCGATTTTTCGCGAATGCCAGCCTCAGGCAAGAAGAACCTGGCGAACACATCAATGCCGCCATCGGCATCGGGAAAGACCAGCACAAAGGCGGTCAGGTCGCGGCTCTGCGACAGATCCAGCCCGCCCCAGCATTCACGCCCTGCCAACGCCGCATAATCCACCGCGCCGCCATTGGCGTCCCATTCTGCCTTGGCCAGAAACCTGACATGCGCGTCAACGCGTTGGTTTAAGATCAGGTTGCGGAATGATTGTTCCTTGGACGGAATACGCTGCGCTTGCGCCGCTTGACGCTGCACATCCTCAAGGGATCGAAAGTCACCAAGCGCCGGATTTGCTTTGAGCCAAGTTTCTTCGCTCCAAGGGTCATCGTCTTGATCTGCTCCGTAAAAAGTCAGGTGAAAGCTTGGGTCGATTTCTTCGCCCGCGTTTATCTTTTTGCCATAGTCCACCAGTTCGGACAAAACCGCGTGGTCATTGGCGGCTTGGGTGCTAATCACGCAAAGCAGCGGGTTGTCACGCGCGCCCATGGCCGTATCAAGCGCTTCGTAGAGGTCGCGCTTGGGGGCGGTGCCAAGTTCGTCGTAAATGGTAAAACTGGGACTCAAACCCTGTTTGGTGGAAGCATCGGCGCTAAGTGCTTGAAAAATTGAACCTTTTCCAGTGCCGCTTAGGACTTCGATCCGCTTTGAGAATTTGACCACGTTGACGCGCGTGTCCAGTTCGGGGTGTTCGTCCAGTATCGCGACCATTTCCATGAAGGTCTTTCCGGATTGCTGTTTGTCGTTTGCGGCGGCATAGACTTCGCCCCGGCTTTCCGCCTCTGGCCCGACAAGGTGGCAAAGGCCAAGACCCGCGACCAATTGCGTTTTGCCGTTCTTGCGGGCCATGGACAAAACCGCAGTGCGCACCGGGCGTTGGCCGGTTTCATCTTCGGCGTAGACGGCTTCAAGGAAGTCGCGTTGCCAATCGCGGATTTCAAGTTTTGAACCGGCCAAACTGCCCTGAGTGATCGGCAGATCCTCAAGAAACGCAACCACGCGTTCAACGCGGCTTAGACCGGGCTTCTCCCATGGCAAGACGCTGCGCAGGGGCGAAACTTCGTCTTGCGCGAAGCCAAACGCGCCTTGGGCCGTGTTGCCAACCACTGCCAGTTTAGGCTTGGCCCCCTTGCCGCGTTGTCCCATTTTTAGATTTCCTTATTAAATATTTGTTTGTCTATGCAGACGGTTAGCAGGATGATCCGCTTTCGTGATCTGACCCGCCCCCACCCCACCAGCCGTCACTCGGATCGATCGGTTCGCCCTCCGCATCACACCCTTTGAAGCGGCGACCAGTTGAGTTGCCGTGTGTTCGATCAAAGCCCGCCGTCTTCTCATTGTGACAGCGAGCGCACAGAGCCATGAGGCCAGAGAGTTCTGGATAAGCTGCGCCGCCTTGGCTGATCGGTTTGATGTGATCGACGGTGTTGGCTTCGACAGTCATCCCACGGCGTTCGCATATTTCGCAGATTGGGTTCTGCCCCAGCTTGACCAAGCGTAGCTTCTTCCACTTGCTGGTGATGTACGGCCAACGTGCCATCAGTTCACCTGCCTTGCTAGTTCGGACAGATCATAAGCAATCTCGCTTTTCTCCTCGTGAAAGCGGTGCGGGTTGCGATGGTCAGGGCATAGCCGGTGAATGCGGTAGACCAGATCTGCTATCTGTTGACTTGGTTTCTCAGGCTTCAACAACTCATTGCGCCGCATGGCTGGCCCCCTCGAAGTCAATCAGTTGCTCGAAGTACCACCGAGCTTCTGCACAGGCGTCTGGCGTGGTGGGGGGGGTCTTGCTTGGAAGGTGGAAGAATTTCTTGTTCCCCTTCTCCTGCAATTGCTGGATTGAGAAAAAACACAACTTTGGAAATTGGTTTTCATCCAGCCAATCACCCCAAGCGTTTAGAGCGCTGTGTTCTGTGGTTGGTACGACAACCAGCCCCGCGAATGTCCGGCCTGCAAAGTGGTGGTTTCTGAATTGCGACAAGCATTCCGGGCGCTTTGTGGAAACATCTGCCCTCTTATGTTCTTTATACTGTTCTTCCTTATAATGCGGAGGGATGATTTGCCCCCCCTTTTGCTGCAAATCATCCCCCCTTTCTTTACCTTGCGTGGGTGGATTTGCCCCCCCTTTATCGGTCTTGACAGGTGCATTTTGCCCCCCCTTTACAGGGCGGAACGGGATGATTTTTGAGGGTGAAAGAAGGCGTAGCATTGGCGATTTTCCGCGCCCGCCGTCGCCAATCGACAGTATCCACCCGGCGTTTCTGAGTTCCCGCAAGACGCGCTTTACGGTGTCTTTATGGACCTTCAAATAGTTCGCCAAGGTTTCTTGTGAGGGGTTCAGTCGGCCTGTTTCGTCGTTGTAGAATTGCAGTGCCAAGGCGGTGCAAACGTTCTTGGCGGTGGCGGAAAGCCCTTCTACCTGCATCACGGCTTTTAGCCACTCATAGCGGCTAATTGTGGCGCTGGTCAT